TGGTGCAGTTGCTTTCACGGTATCTTTGAATGTATATTGAACGACAGCAGCTTGATCTTCTGTCAAGGTTGCATAACCATCTTGACCAACACCATTTACTGCAAATGATAAACTTAATTCAACGTTATCCTCTGCAGCAGCCGATGGAGTAAATTCAGACACATATGCTTGGTAATAAGTAGCTTTGTACTTATTTGCATTATCATCTGTTCCCTGTTCTGCTTTGTTGATTTCCCAAATTTCAATAATATCGCCATTTAATAAGGCTTGTTTCATTTCATCTACATGAGAATCTCCTTTAGCAACTATTGAAGTAGCCGAAAAATCATATTCAACCGGGCTTAAACTTTGAACGTTTCCGTCTTTTGTCACTGTAGAGTCTGAATCTCTTGATAATCCATTTTCATGTTCTGTTTGAAATGCCATTTTCCAAGCAGCTTCCTGAGTTTCTTTTTTCAATAAGCGATAAAGCAAAATGACATCAATACCTTTTAATGCTTCCATGTTCTTCCTCCTATCTAATTCTAAATTCAAGTGTGACAACCGCTCGTTTTAGGGGCGTATTGGTTGTTGTGTCGTCCATCACTTGAATTCCACTTGCTTGATAATTTAAAGCCCAATAATAGCCTTCTGTGGCTTCTATCAATCTAGCTTCATTAAAAAGAGCAGATGCCATATCTGACACCTGCTTTCGTTTCTTCTGTAATCCCCAAACGGATAAAACCACAATCACAGACCCTTTAATGTCAGTTTTATTTACTTCATGGATGGTCTGAGTGTTCTCAAATTCCACAAAGGGATAACCAACATCCTCTAAAGTTTTGTAATCGTATGTTTTATATCCAAGTTTGTTTTGGGATATTTTAAAAAGTTCATCAAAAATCGACTGATCTCTTGTCTTAATCATCATTTCACCAAGGCTTTCATTTCAGCCATAAATTTGACTTTTTGATAATTAAAAGCTGGTCTAACATAAGGCTGGGCCGACATAAAGCGAGTTCCATATTCTACATAAGGAGCATAGTCTGCTGTCGGTCCTACAATACCAGTTAAACCAGCTTCTAAAAGATTCATGTTTATTGATCTTCGTAAGTATCCTGTATCCACTGGCGCACCTTTTTGCATTCGTTCAGTCATTTCAGCAGTATTGCTTTTCACGACTTTTTGAACGTCATTAAGCGTTGCTGCTTTTTTCAGATGTCGCATCAGCTGATCGATTCCCTTGAACTCAAGATGTGCTTTCATCAACAATCACCTCCTGGACGATAAAAGTGTTTTTAAGTCGAAGGTTACGCTCAGTGATAATCTCGAACTTCTCCGTTTTGCTCTTTAGTTTGTTGAATATTAAAACGTAATCCCACTCCTTGGTATAGGGTCGAAGTAAACGAATAACTTTTGCACCTTGCTTAATATCTCCGAACAAAACTTTCGAGCGATCAGTTCCCAAATCAGTTACATTAGCAAGCTTGATTTTTTCGTCTAAGGTCGGTTCTACATGCTCCCCTAACTCTGGATCATAATAGCCATCTTTTTCGATAACGAAAGTTACTTCTGTGTCATATCTCATATAAAAGTCGCCACACTTCTATAAGGAGGGGTATCCCCGTTTTGCTTCTTTAGATATGCAAAAATATCCTCTTCAAAATCATCTAAAAGCTTTCCATAGGAGATTGATTCTCCCTCTTGCCCATACGAGCTCATACCTTCGTTACCCTTGCGGTTGAATCTCTTGATCGTACATTCGACTACGATATAGTTTAACGCCGCAGGAACGCTCTCTAAGAAGCCTAAACGCACACATAGTTGGCTTGAGATTCGTTTGATAAAGTCAGTTAGCTGTTTATCGAGTTCTTCGTTATCAACTTCGAGCGATCGTTTCACTTCTTCTAAGGTTTCGTCCATGACTGCCTCCTTTCAAAAATAAAAAGGCTAGTCAAATGACTAACCTTTCTTTTTAGTTGATTTAGTTGGTTTCTTAATTTGTTTTTCCTCGATCTTAATCGGTTCTAAGAATCCTCCACCAAACGCTTCAAGATTTTTCTCAATTTCATCAAAGCGCTCTTTGTTCAAATCAATCTCTTGACCAACTTTATAAGTTTCTTTCGTGTGAACATCAATGAAAACTTTAGCTACTTTATATTTGGTCATAGAGGATCACCTACCCTTCTGCTAATACAGTTGCTTGGAACACGTTGTCCGCTTCGGGGAAGCTAGGAAGTGCAGTACCAGCTGCTTTTGTCCATGTTCCAACAGGGTCAAGATTTGATTCATAAACCATTGCAAAAATGTTTCCAACTTGATAATCATTAGTACCACCAGATAATAGCCGAGATTCTTCTGGCGTTACACCGAAAATAGATTCGCCCGGATTTTCATCACCGAACATGACAAGTTTATTTTCTGGGAAGTAGCGCTCTTTGACCAACACGCCTTGAGCATTTTCTTTATAGTACTTAGCATCGTACGTTGCGATTATTGGCAAACCAAATTGTTGTAACAACTGATTTAATGTTCCAGCTGTTGGCAGCAATCCAGCATCTTTGAAGTAAGCTTTGATACCAGCATTTTGCAAAATAGCATTACGAACTTTAGTCGAAGTTAAGATCCGAGTTGGTGTAGTATCTAGCGTACCTGCCCATGTAGTTAATAATCCGATAACATCGGTAGAAGAAGCAGCGAAATCAACGGTAGCTTTGTGTTCTGCCGGAACACCGTAATCAACAACTAAGTCCAATCCGTTTTCATCTAATGTTACGGTTCCATTTGCCAATACTTCCATGCGCATTTTTTCAACACGCGCATTAACAGAAGAAACCATTGAAAATACATCATTATATACTTCATTTTCCAAGGAAGCCTGTTCTTCAGCAGTACGAGGATTGCGCAATGCAATCAAGTCTTTTTCTTTCAACTGAATTTTGCGTTTGATGAAAGCTAATTCCTGAGCGCTGCGAGAAGCTACCCGAGATGCAATTTCTGCCTCAGTATCAAATGCATGTACGCTTGCGATCGTCGGAATACGAGTACCTGCTTTTAGAATATCAAATTCAAGTCCTTGCACCTTTCGTGCTGGAAAAAGTGTTTCACCCAATAAAGCGGGAGCTTGACGATTGTTTACATAGTCTAAGACGTTACGTTGTGAAAATAATTCTGCGATATTTGCCATTTATTTTTTCCTCCTATATTCCTATTACTGTCCGCCTGCAGTGGCTGGTAAAGCGATCATTTTTCCTGCTTCATCATAAAGTTTGATTTCACGCATTGCTGTTTGAGCAGCATCACTTGGTTTAACTGGTAACCGTTCAATTAGAATGTGTCCATCAACAATAACGCCTACTGGTTGAGCGCCGTTACTAACATCAACATCATTAATTGTGATACCTTCAGCTGTCCCATCGTTTGCTGGGTAAACTGACCCTGCTGGCAATACACCATTTACAACACCTGCGTGAGTGTTATCTACTTGTTTTGTGAATGAAATGAATTGTTGAGATTTTAGAAAATTAATTTCTTTGAATGTTTCTGATTTTTTAACATAAACCATTGATATTCCTCCTATTTAATTGCCCAAGGGTCATTCTCAGGCTTTTTCGTTTGGTTGTTTGCATTTTTTGCTAGCTGTGCACCACGAGAAATTGTTGCGCCGTTTCCATCTAAAGGAACTTTTCCGCCAAGTCGCTTTTCATATTCCACTTTGATTGCTTCGCGTTCCGCTTCAACAGATGCTAGATACGTTTTAACGTTGTTTGACGTGGTTTCAGCGTCTTCTGATACAATTAGTCGAAGCATTTCTTTCGTAGGCGTAGCGCCTTTTTCAGACAGCATTTCGCTTGCTTGTTCGGACATCTTGGATAGCACTTCTTTACGTTCGAACTCAGCTAGTTTTGCTTCAAGTTGCTGTTTCTCGTAGTCTGCTTTCTCTTTATCGTCCATTTCGGCAAGTTTGGCAGCTTCGTCTTTTTCAGCACGCCATTTTTCTTCAGCAGCAGTGACAGCTTTCTTTGTCTCAGCAGCAATCATTTTCGCTACTTCATCACGAGAAAATGTTTTGCCAGTTTCTTCACCCTTTGGTTTATCATCTGGTGGTGTAGGTTGTTCCGCCGGCGGTGTATCTTGACCACCTTCTGGTTCCGCAAAGTATTGTAAGTTCATAGGCATAAATAAACGTTTTTTCATGATTATTCCTCCACGGTTACGCCGCTACCCGATAATTTAACTAGTTACGCCAGTCAGTCGGAACAGCTTTCTCTTTAGTGCCTGTAAGCAGTAAGAAGGCATAATAAAAAGCCGATAGCGAATGGGCTAGCGACTTAATTACAAATAATAAACGCTGGGTTCTTCTTGATCTTCATATAATCTCAATCCATCATGAATACCGTCATTTTGAAGCTCTTTGTCTAGT